ATGAGTATGATGGTGTACCACCTGAGAGATCATCTAAATTCTCAGTTACAACCCAATTTCCATTATAACTTAGAGAATCGGTAGTAAATCCAACTAACTGAACACTATGGTCAACTTTTAATCCATGACTATTATGTGTAGTTACAGTAGCAATTCCAGATCCCTTATCATATGAAAGAGTATTAAGTCTAATAGACTCACCAGTTTCATAGAAGAATGATCCAGAAGTTAGAGTTACTCCAATTCCTCCTACATCAGTTGTAGCAAGAGATACAATAGTAGATGCAGATTCTACAGTAACACTTTGTGCTCCACCTACAGCAACATCAGTAATTCTATAGAGTTGGTTATAAGGATCATAAGCTTCAGATCCAACTCCAGAAACTCTAATTACATCACCAACATTATTATAAACCTGACTAACTGAGAGAACTGCTTGTGAATATCCAGTGGTAGTTCCTACACCAACAACTGCCATAGTATTACCAATACCATAAGCAGAACCACCATCCATTACCTTAACAGCAGTAATTCCACCATTATCATCAACAGTAAGTTTAACAGTAGCATTAGATCCTGTTATAGAATTTCCAATAGAAACTAATCGAGCATTGTAAATATCTCCACCACTACCAGTTCCATAACCAGCACCACTATTAGCAATACTTACTTTAGTTAATCTATTAAGACCATGATCTATAACAGTATTGATTGTATGTGCTATTCCAGAACTAGGAACAGAATTAATATTAGTAATAGCAATACCAACACCTTCGTCCTTCGTAAACTTAGATAAAGTTTCGTTAGTAATACTCTTTCTTACATCATTAACAACAACATTACCAATTAGATCAGGTACAGCAAATGAAACTGCCTCGCCTGGATCAGCAACTGGAGTGTCCCTGTTAACTTGAGGATATAATTCTTTTACTGGTTGAGAGAAACTTTGACCAGTGAATGGAGATACTGTTGGACTATTAGAAGAATTTAATAGTGTTAGATAGTAAATACCATCCTGCTCTCCAGAAATATATTTCTGTGCTTCTTCACTTCTAAAGACATAAAAAGTATCACTATATCTCTTCTGCTTAAAGTATGGAAGTGCTGTAGTTCTAGCAGAGGTATCATTACTAAATGTTCCTGGATCAGTTGTTAATCCAACACTAAAGTTCTTAGCACTGCTTATACCTGTAACAGTATAAGTTCTATTAAATCCAGAATTACCTACACCTGTAGTATTTCCAGTACTCTTAATATTAACAAGTTCAACTTTAGAACCTACAGTTAAGTCATGAGGAAGTTCTGTATCAACATTAACAGTATCACTACTCCAAGTAGCATCAGCAATAAACCTAAAGTTTCTTTGCTCAGATACATTGGAAATTGATCCACTTCCAAAGTAAGTTTGAATCTCAGTAGTAGTAAGACCAACAGTTGCATTAGATGACTGGATAATATATCCATTGCTAGGTGGTCTAGCACCAGATGTAGATGCAGGAATTACATATCTTGCACGATAAATTGTATCAATAGCATCTCTATCATCATTCTTTCTCTTAATGTAAGTTCTAGATGTTGCCTCACCAAGTGCAGTTGATCCCAATCCAACCATACGTGGGAAAATTGTATTCTCTGTAGCAGCAGTAGCAACATTTACATACCACTGACTATTTGTACCATCAAACTGAACAGGGTGTCCACGATCACCAGAATTTTTATCAGATACTCTACTAGAAATCTTTAATAAACCACCTTTTTCATTAATAGAAACAGCACTACCATTAAGGGCATCATCTAAAGTTTTAGCAACTTTAATATTAGTATTTGTTGTTAATCCAGCAGTGATAGCATGATAAACTGTATTATGAGATAATCCATCAGGAAGTCTACCATTATCACTAATAATACGTACAGATTCCCCATCAATAAAGTTATGAGGTGAAGTAAAGGTTATAACATTTTCTGCTCCACCAGCACTGTAAGAACCAATACTATTAATACCTGCTGAACTTTGCTTAACAGTAAGTGTCTTCTCTGAACTTGATTGTTCTACAAAAACAGGAGCTCCTCCACCACTAGGTTCAGTGGAATCAGTTCCTTGCATAGTAACACGAGCACCATACTCAGTTACCGTACCAGCATAAGATATAAGAACTTTTAAATCTTCTCGTGATCTTGCACCAAATCTATATCCTTCGATTACATTTTCTGGTTTAACATCCTTATTCGTCTTACCATAAAGGAATAAATGTGCTGTTGATCCAACACCGACATGTGTAATAGTTTTATTAACATCTAATGAATCAAACTCAACAGCAGTTTCTGGAAGAGCAATCTCTTTTGGTGGAATAATATGAGTTAAGAATCCTTTATCATCTGCAGTAAAAGCAGTATTCTTAAATCCTTCAGAGAATAATGCAGTAGCACCAAAGTTAGAGTTAGAGTTAGTTAAACTAATATCACCACCATTTTGAGTTACAAAATGTTGAGCATAACCAATCGCAAATACAGAAACTGCCTGAATAACCGCATTATTAGTTACTTTAATATGGAAATTCTTATATGAAGGTTTATATACTGCATTAGAATTGGTGCTTAAAGTAGCATTTCCTGCTGCTGTATTATCATCATACGCTCCACTCCTAGGAGTATCATTGTTGTATAATACAAAGGCATTATCATCTTTCTGTAGACCAATACCAGTAAACTGAGCAACAACCATGGATTTAAATCCAGTGGACTTGTTACCATCAGCAACCATACCACACATACCATAAACCGATCTCAAAGAACAGTTAAAGATATATGGAGAAGATGATGTTACAGTATCAGATGAGAGTGTTAATGTTGCACCCGTACTTGATGGTGCTGCTGAAGAAGGTGTATCCTGTACAATATACTCTACTGTTGTACTACTTGGTCTACCAGAAACAACAAATTGACCATCATATCCAGACGCAGTGATTCCTGATACACGGAATGGAGTATCTACATCCAATCCAGTGATAGCGGAATCCATCGTAACTGTAATTGTAGTACTAGCAGTGGTTCCATCACCAGATCTAATACTTGTAATTCCAACAGATTTACCTGTAGAACCTACAATACGATACTCATCAATTTTTGGTTGTATATCAAGACCAGTGCTTGGATAATCTGGAGAAATTGCTCTTCCAGATGATTGACCATAAACAAGACTAATCTTCTCATAATACATATCCAAGTCAGTACGACCCGTCTTAAACGTTAAGAATGTATCATTAATATCAACACCATTTACACCATCAGCATACTCAAAACAAGTTAACTTATGGTGAGAGAAATTAGGAACAAACTCATTTGCTGTATAATCAAGATAGCACTTTCCATTTGGATTTGCATCAAACATGGAAAATTGCCAAAAATAGCAATCACCAGTTACTCTGAATAAGCAAGATCTCTCAATATCATTATTTGTTGGAGAGGGAACATATTTTGGTCTTATTTTCGTCTTTCTTAAATCTAAACCAACAAGAGAAGTACCACGAGGAACAATAACACCACCATATACACTATTCAGTTTATAAAGTTCATTATCAGAAGAGTCTAAATCAAAATTTGAGGTTAAATCAAACGCAGGTAAATTATTAGATGTTGCTCCATTTCTTAATCTATAATTATTCGTTCCATCAGGTATGAAACCAGGTCTATTATCTACTACATGTTCACCTGGATACAACAATACTGTGGTTTTACCAAATCGGTCATTATCCAATCCCTTTTGATATGAAAATCTTGATGCCTCAATAAGAGCACGTTGAATCGTCTTAAATGGGCGAGTTAAGGAATTACCCTGATTTTCTATACTATCGGTAGCATCCAAATCATTTGGATTTACATAGAGGATCGTTCCTCTTGTCGATTTCAGAAAATTATCTAATCTGGAAAGACCCATTTTATCAGCACTATAGTTCTTGTTATGGATTATTTAGCTTTCATCTTGTCCATCATATTCACGATGAGCCACCATATATTCTACGGTGGTAGCAACATCACCCATAGCCATACGCAAATCATGTTGTTGTCCTGATTCTTGTTTGCCGCTAACGGGATCCACAAAGGTCCACCGCCATTGCTTCATTGATTTAGAATACCAGAGCTTTATATCCATATTTTATTTATTCCTTGCCGAACCTAACGTGAGCAAAAAAATGACGGGATTTTTTTCCCGCCTTTTTGGAATTAAACTTCGTTTTTCCCTGAGAGAGGATCCGCATAGACTAATCGCTCTTCAGGACATGTAGCACGTACCAACTGAAGTACATTCATAAACTCCTCTACAGTATCACAATCTACTTGTTTTTTATCACCTTCACTAGAATATAGATAGAAAGTTCTCTTGACAGGATCTACCACACACTTCATGAGATACTCTTCGTCTTCCATAATCCTCTAAAATATTTGGGGTGGGAGGTTGGAATTCTGTATTACCAACAAAGAACGGGCATTACTACAGTAGTAAATTTTACGTCCTTGCCTGAGACCCGACTGGTAAGTCGATTCTGCTCTCGCAGCAGCACCACCTGTGTCTCATCACCTTATCCAGCTATATGCCAGAAAGATTATTCAGTCACTCCCCGTTGAGTTCGTCAACCCAACAAATATAATATATCACCTCTTAAAACCTTTGTCAACCCGTAATTGTGTTCTGTCCCGCATAATCAGGATTATTAGCATCAGGATCAGGATAATCTTCCCATGTTTCACCTTGATACTCTACAGTTAGTGGGTTAATGTCCTTTCTCTCACCATATACATGGAAGAAGCAATCTATTGGCATTCCACCACGAGCCTGAAGATATATCTTTTCACTGTCCCATCTCTTTACAATCACGTCTTGATGAGCACCAATAGGTTGGAGTTGGACTGAAATACTTGTTTCATGTACTAGATCTTTCCAATAAGAAGGAAGAATGATGACCTTTTCATTCTTTACTCTTCCTCTATGATAAACACCAACCTCAGCACCCTCAATACAAGCATGAGCAAGTCGATTTCCTTCACCTAGACTTGGATGAACAATATCAAACTTCTTAGGAAGAGCATCAGCAACTGCATGTCTTGCTTCTAATCTTCCAGTAGAAAGACAATCAACTGACCCTGTTACATATAAATCACCCTCAATATATTGATTACCTTTAGTTTTAATTGCTGTAGGTTGACTTCCAGAAACCCCCAAAGAACTTTCAGGCATTGTAGAATCAGGATCATCATTTGTAGTTGGTCCTACCATTAATGTTGCTTCTTGTGCTCCAAATTCACTAGGACTACCAACAACCATTGGACCTTCTATCAATGCTGATCCATTAATCTTTTGTCTTCCTTCTTTAATAGCACGACAGACACCTGTTCCTACTTTGAGTTGTCCACCAATGTTTACGTCATCAAATTGCATTTTTAAACCTCTCCATCACCTAGATCGTTTGCTAATGTTCCTGCTGCCAGTGCGGCTTGAGCAATAGCATAGTTTCTTCCACCAACTTTAGAATTTTTAAGATAGCATCCATCAGATACACCACGAAATACTGATCCATACATCTGTAAGATACCATTAGCAACAACTTCACCAATTCCTGGTGTAGAAATTCTAAAGAATGCTTTAGAACTAATCATAGTTTTCTTAGCATTAGTAATGATACTTTCAGTTGCTTCCATCTTAATGTTACCTTTAGCACCACCTTCACCAACAGCAATCAATTCTATATCAGTTGCTTGTAATCTAATCTTTCCATTAGTAGCAGTAATACAAATATTACCATTCTTTGCATTAAG